GAAATGCAGTTATCGAATGGCATCGCTGCCAAAATTGGTGATTTTCTTAAAAACGTGTCAACAACCATTTGGTCATATTTGTCCGCTCTTCCTATTTTAATATCATTTAATGTAATAGCCATTTTTTAGTTCTCCTTTTTTTATATAAATTATTTTGCTGCCCCTAATTTTTCTGCCACAGCACTCGCAAGTGTCATGGGCTTTTGTGGTGCTGTCGTTGGAGGGGTTCCCGCCTGTGCACCGCCGTTTTCGGTTCTAGTCACAAAATCTGCATAGTTTTTGCTAATCGGTTCGATAAACTTATCTGCGTTCTTAACCGCGCCGGACTCATCAAGTTCTAATCCGTCAACGCTTTCTCGCTCGGCTTTCAAAATCAATTTTGCAGCTTTTTCGTTGTACCCTTTTTCGGATAATATCTTCATTGCTGCACTTTCTTTCTTCGCACGAACCTGGGCCGTTTCCGTTTCGGTTTTGAACTTCCGTAGTTCCTCGACTTCGGTCAGAACTTTTGGATCGAATTTTTTCAGATCCTCGATCTTCGATATGTCAATTCCCTCGAACTTCGCTAACTCATTCTTATGCGCGGTCTTCAACGACTCTATGTCTTTACCGTTCTCGCTCATAACAAAATCGATAATTTCTTTCGCGTTTTCAATACCTTGCAATTTCGCTTCTAATTCTGCTCTTTTCATAAATACTCCTTTTTACGCGTTTTTACGGGTCGCGCCCCGATAGGATTTTTTACTATCCGAATTTTTACGAGTTCGGCTTCTCACTATATCTCTTACGCCTTATTTGGACGCTCGATTATATTTATCATAGTGCATCTGCAGTTAATTACGTTCCATGCACTCCCGCTTTCGTCACCGGGATACATTAATCGTTCTCCTCCGACGATAAATGGTTCATCAATATCTACTATCTGCCCGTCTGCTTCTCCATGCTCTGGTCTTGTCCTGCTGTCCCCAGTCGATATCCACTGCTTTTTCATTTTGAACCCGAGCTTTTCACCGTGCTCGCCTACATCCTGCTTCGCACTGTTCTCGACGCGTGTCGTTTCGGTTCGTGCTATCCTTATACTCTCCGATAACGTCTTATTCGTTATCTCCTGCATGCGCTTCGCCAGATTAGGTATGCTTTCACCTTGCATTATACCAGTCAATAAACTCCTTGTCAATTCCCGCTCTATATCCGCTCGCGACAATAACGAGTCGAGGGCTAACTGCTTAAACGGTGTGACCTGTCCCGTTAATACCGATTTAATCGCGGAACGCCCGAGTGTAGGAAACACGATGTCTTTCGGGAATAATTCACGCGCGGCGTTATAATTCACGCCATAAACGTCCGCCATTTTCCCGTTTATCATTTTCACGGCCTCGGCGTTCGTGTCCCGGAGCACCTCGGATATCTGCGTTTCGAGCGCACGCAACCGTCCATATTTTTGGAACTCTGCGTATCTCTCCGTCGCGCTCATTTCCGGACTGATTTTTACTTTCTCGAATATCGTGTCTGCTTTTTTCTTTATCTCGGCATACGATTTCGAGTATAACGTTTTTATCTCCTTTTCCATCGTGAACAGCTCTTTGTCAGTCCAATCTCGAGCCGCTCTCGAAAACTTATCCATCAACGCCCTCTGCAACTGGCTCGGCCGTTATCGGCTGCTCTTCCAGAACTGGGATAATTTTATAAGCGTTCGCGTTCTCCGTTTCGACCCGCTTCAGCTCAGCTTTAACGTCCGAAATATACCCAGCTTTCCGGATAATTTCCAGATATGTTTCACGTGAAACATCAGGGCGGATTTTATTAGCGTTGTCTATCATTTCCGTGTCGTTCCCGATTAGCATTTCCGTAAAATCAATATCGAAATTACCGGTTAACCCACGATACTGCATATATTTATTAATAATATCGGTTGCCGCTCTGTATGCCTCCCACTCAAAATCGCTAATCCGTTGTCTTAATTTTAACGTCATCAGCTTAATTCCAATATTTCGGATATCTCCGCCCGCAGCAATCGCCTGAGTGTCGATTATCCCCGTCTCGAATATCAGCTCCTTTTTCATTAGCTCGACAAATTTCGAGCGCGCTTCGGTCGGAATTTCTATCTGCTTCGTTTCGACGCTGTCGTTTTCTCCGAGTATGATTTTCTTCGATCGGTTTATATTCGCGGTGAAATCCTCAAACTCAGTCGCGTCCATCCCCGTCGAATTCTTCACAACCCAATACAAATCCGAGAAATCCTCGATGTTGTTAGCGAACCCCGAGTTAACTAAATCAATTATATCTATCTTCGAGCGCACCGATGGAACCATGTCCGATTTGTGCGCCTCGTTGTTTCTAAATATCGAGATAGGCAAATTAACGGACTCACCCGTGACGCTCTCTCCAAGCGCGCTCACCGATCGACTGAATTTGTACGGAACTGTCGGTTTTAATGTGTGCAGCTTCTCTCGAGTCGAGTATGTCGTTAGCCCTTTTTCCGTGTATGTCTCGATAATCGTGTAATACGACTTCGCGGAGTTCCCGCTCCAGGAAATAGCGGTCGGGGTCGGAACGTCCCAGAACCGTATAAGCCGGACTAAATCGCCCGTCATATCGTCGAAGTATGGGATGCAGTTTTCGGTTTGGAATACAGTCAAGTTGCCGTAAAAATCTTGATATATGTAATTCACGCCCTGCCCCGCTGCTCTCTGTCCCGCGGTTTTCAGGGCGTACCCGAATTGCTTCAAGAATTTTTTATCTAATTCTATCCCGGATACAGTAGGCGTTTCGTCTAAAAGTGAGTTAGTTTTCTGGGACACGATATCCTTAAAAATTCCGTATCCTATCTGATTGTTGGAAACGTATGGGTTTACCGCGAACCCACCCCCTGCTCGCTTCGGTTTCCCCGCCGAATCAAGCACGGGAGCACCGTTACTGTCAAGCAACATTTTCGGGTCGCGCCAATAAACACGCTTTGTTTCGCGAATGGTTACATTGTCTCCCTCAAAATAAGACCAATGGTCCCGCTGCTTTTTATGAGTGTCGGAGGCTTTCCAATTCTCGCAAACTTGTGGGAGCATATTAACATTTTCTGGATACTCTAAAATATATGGCATTTAATACCTCATTCAAAATTTTATCACTTTATATTTTTCTTGTCAATGTTTCATTTTTCTATTATAACTCGAGCGCACGAGCCCCATCAGAACCCACGATATCCCAGCCCGCTTTCAAGTTTACGTATAAGTGATGCGGCACTATCGGGCGCATCGTCGTGCCCGGCGTCTTCGGTGTAATCTAATATCTGCTGTAAATATTCCGGATCGGTCGATTCGTGCCAGGATATGTTCGTCCATTCCCGGCGCAGAAACGAGCTTATTTTGATATATTTATTCGTGCTCTCATGATACTTAACGCATGGATGTCCGAGTTTCTGGATTTCTTTTGCGAGATATCCTTTATCCCCGTTATCCTCGCAGGAAATCGAACCGCAACGATATAACGATTTAACCGCGATAAAACTATCTAAACACTCGTCGATGTGTTTCTGTTTCAGTTTCCCGAGCATATAATATTTTCCGCCCTTTCTGTTCCCGAGTGTAAACGCCGAGCCATCCTCTCCGCCATATCCCGCATCAATGTGTGCCTGTCCACCATATAATAACGATGCGTCCGAGAAAAACTGCGGGGACTCGCTAAATAACGCGTTTTCCGAGGATATGTGCTTCAGTTCGTAGTTTGCCGCAAATAACGATGGCGACATCGATTTCCGGATTAACTCGAGCTGGTCCGTGGTTATCAGCCCAGACTCGTAACAGTCCACGCGCGTTATGTTCGGCATCAATGTGAACGCATCGTCTTTATGCCAGGGTGTCCCGGTGTTCGTTATCCGCCCGCCACGGTTCCGGATATTCTGCAATTCCTGATATATCTGTTTCGTGTACTCGCGCTCCGCTCGGCTGATTCGGTCTTTCAGGTTTATTATATCGTCCGTGTGGATCCAATCCGCGTGCTTACCCGTTAACGAACCTTTTATTCCTATTCCGAGTAACTGCTCTGTGCCCCGGTTCGTGTCGAATAGCGTCGTCGTTATCTCCGACGAGTTGCCCGTTAATAAATAAACCGGCTTCCCATAAATCTTCTCGGTTATATGCTTTATAACGTCACTCTCCAATATTTT